AATCTTTGTTTGGTGAGTTGTGTGTATTCAATAGGCACCAGGGGGTGGGGTATATCATATGTACAAAACAAAAGGCCCGTATAACTGAATGGTTACACGAGCCTAATATTTTGTTTTGAGTAATTTGGTGAATGATTGCTCAGTGGCAATTTTCACACATATATAATATCACATATCTAAATACCAGTTTGGTACTATTTGGGTCAGTTTGGTACTATTTGGGTCAATTCTTGACCTAATTCAATTAATGCTTCCTTTTTATATGACTGTACCTGTGTTTTACTATACCCTATAAATGATACCACACCTTTAAATGACATACCATTAACATATTCTTGCATCAATGCTATCTTCCCCTCAACACATCGTAAGCACTCAATATGTTTTCTTGCATCTTCGCGTAACTGAATCAATGCATTTGTTTTCTCAAGGCATTTAGATTCGCTTTCTAACATCTTAGCTATACTAGCTTCTAACCCTTCTTTAATACCGCCACCTGATACACGATCCTTACTATAATCTATTGCACTTAGTGACGTAATATCACTTCTTAATCGTTGTAATTCTCTTTTGGCTGATTGTATTTCTAAGGTGCATGATTTTATTGGCTTTAAATATTCAATAGCATTTCTTATATATTTCTTTTCTTGTTCTTTATCCATGTATCCGCATCACCTCCCGTTATAAATTTATCACCCTTTTATATGTCATATCCCATTGCTTTACGATTTATTACGTATATTGTTTCCGCATCAGTATGTTCTCTTTTAGCTATAATTTTTAAACAAGTTTCTTTGTTAGGCATGTTTCCTGCATGTGTATTGACATGACATTGACTGCATAATTGAATTAGATTTTCTCTGATATCTCCACCACCACTACCACGAGAAAATACATGATGTGGTTCTATATTACATAGTCTGCCACAGTATTCACAATGGTTTGTTCTAATTGTTTTAATCATTTTTTTATCAATGATTCTCTTATGTTTAATCGCCATTATTTATTACCAGTGCTTCCAAAACCGCCTGTACGTTTCTTTGTAGTTCTATCCTTAGCCGTAATACGATATGGCATAATAATTAATTGCGCCAATCTTTCGTTCTTATTATATTCAAACGGCGTATCACCTAGGTTTCTAATAGGTATCATAATATGACCTTCGTTATCGTCATTGTTGTAGTAGTCAGCATCGATAATACCTGTACCATTAGCAAGCATTACATCATTATTAATCCCCACACTAGATCTTAAATGTAGTTGAATATGTTCATCATAGTTCAATCTGCATTTGATACCAGTAGGAATGAGTTTTGTTTGATGTGGCAACACCACACCATTTTCATAAGGCTTTATATCATATCCAGCTGCATATTCTGTTTTTCTAACAGGCAAATCAGCATCTTCATATCCTGTTACTCGTTCAAATTGATTTTCGTTCATTTATTTAATCTCCCTTTTTATATAACTATTTTTTACTTAAAGTTCACTACCGATTCACCCACTTCATACAACCAATTCTTAAATAGTTAATAACTTCACTTTCATTTAATGCCTTTACATCTTTGCGCTTCTTTGCCCTTTTAATATATCTAGCATCTTCTCTTTTATTATTAGATATATTGACCACTATTAATCCCGCATCACCTAATAAGCTTTCTATTTCATCCTTATGGTCTTCATACAAGTCTTGTGGTACTGCATAATACAAATAGCCTACATGTAAATGATCATGGTATCTTTTCTTCTTAAAATCTGCTCTAAAATCTTGAATGCTTACCTTGATTTCTATTTCAGTAACAACTCTTACTTTAAGATTGAAGTAGATTAAATCTGCTTCATACTCCCCTTTCCCATCTCCATGCATTGTTATATTAGGAATAGTTATATTCTTTAAGAATAAATGTCTCCCTAACTTCTTTTGCATTTCCTCTTCCGTCATATCTTAATTTCCTTTTGATTATTTTAGTCGCTCTAGTTTCACTCTATGAAATTTTTCTATTCCCGCTGCAGCATAAGTAGTTAAATTATACCCATGTCGCCGCTCCCATTTTTGTATCACTGCATTTAATTTAATTTCTAATTCTTTCTTATGTTCATCTTTTACATTACTTAAATAATCATCCGCGAGTTCACCAATCCCATAAAACTCATCTGTAGCGTCGTACTGTAGTTGTTCAATGATATTTTCAACATCAATTTCTGGTACAAAATATTCTGGATGCCCTATATGAACTTCTGTTACTTCTGCATTTCTATCATCACTATAAAAATCTTCAATTGCTTCTACCCGTGTATCATATGGATATCCAGCTCTATCATCGTCTACCCAACACCATTTGCTTTTATCTTTCTTTAGCATGGATTATTTTCCCTTCTTCTGTTTTGCATTAGTTCTGTATTTTGCTCTATTAGTTTGCAACCGTTCTATACGCATCTTCTCTTCACATTCATAATCACTGCATATTACCCGGTTTGTTTTATTTGTATAGAATTTCTTACCACAACATATACAATAGCGTTCGTACTTATATTTCTTTGCTTCTTCCGCATCACGCTTCGCTTTTATTTCTGCCCTTACCTCTGCTGCTGTTCTCTTCTTTGGTATTGGCTTTCCTGCTATACAATCAGGACAATGCTTTTCTGACCCTACTGGTGTGAATAATCTATCACACCTATGACATTTCATTTACATCTCTTTCCGTCTCCTGCTATTCACAATATTCTAATAAGCTTGTTTGTGTTTTTACATCGCTTAACATTTCTGATTTCGCCTTACTATAGAAATCTTTTGATATTTCAAATCCATATGCACTACGTCCTAACTCCATAGCTGCTCTTAATGTTGCGCCACTACCTGCCACAGGATCTATTACTACATCACCTTCATCAGTAAAAATTTCTATCAATCTCTTTAATACTGATACAGGCTTTTGTGTTGGATGGATTTTAGGAATGATATTTTTGTTATCCCTACGCCATTCAAACCAGTTAAATATCATCTTGTGATTATTATTAAATTTCGGTAGTTTTTCTCTATATAAAATCAATGCATATTCTGTAGCACCAACGACACGCATATTAGCTTTTAATGCTTGTGCTGAATAATTCTTGATAAAAGAGATTGGTATATAATTCTTGAACCCATGTTTCTTGGCATATTCAATTACCATCGCTTGCTGTTCATAGCTACAGAACACAATCATACATGGAGCCTTGCCCCTCTCTTTTGGTTCTTTCTTTAATAAGCGATTACAGAAATGAAAATATTCTGCAATATTGAAATTATGATCTGTATTAAAGAATGCTTTTCCTGCTTTCTTACTTTCGCCGTTTTTATTATCTCCACCTATATACCACATAGGATTACTTGCATATGCTGCCCCCCCTAAATTATAGGGAATATCAGCTATTACAAGTTGTGCCTTGGGTATGCCATACCTTTTGTAGTTCTGAAAATTATCATTAAATAATTCTACTTTCATTAAGCTTCCTTTCACATTTTCTTATCATGTCAAAGATTAATTCATTGGGTATATTGGACCTCTCATTATAACAACCATTCCCATTGGATTTAATATCTTTAAATGCTAACTTTGTAGCAGTTTTATTATTCCGTAAGCCAAGATTTATATTACTTGCAAAAATTGTTGGCTTTTGAATGATATAACCATAATCACTGTAATAAGTTCTATTCTTATGTGGTAATTTAAATCCTATTACATCCTCTAAATATTCCCATATTCTAGATTGCATAGGGTTCTCTATGATAAATATCTTTGGTTCATATCTCTCTATGATCTGTACCATATTATATGTACACATTTCACCATTTATTCTGGTAAGAAATGATTTCCCATATTTATATTGATACCTTTCATAATCCCTATGCTCTCTTATAGTAAATTTGCTTGATGCTTGAACATCTCCAAATAATGATGTAGCTGTATTAAATTCTTTCTTCCAGCATGCATTTCCATTTTTCATGGCGCTTGCAATACTCCAACTCTCACATGGTGGAGAGGCTAGAATAATATCTGGCCTATCCAACATGTCTAACTTTTCAAACAAAGCTTTATCATCAAACAAGGTATTAATAGCTAAATCTTGATTTATAAAATCAATATTTTTGTTTTCTCTATCTATACCTATACTTGTAATATGGTGTTGCCCCCCCCATTGAGAATTGTATTCATATACAGCTTTCTTATAGCAGCTATTGCCACTATCGAATAACCCCCATATATTCATATTCTGTTTAATGCCTTCCATTCATCCAGTTTGAATACAGCCTTACCATGCTTTTGAGCATATTCATATTCACCTTTACAACCTCTACTCTGTTCCCAGCCATCACATAATACTAGGATGTCGCAATGCCCTAAGAGACCTAAACAAATATCTAATCCCTTTTGATATTCATCACCTGTCAAATAAACAAATCCATAGTTGTGGATAGGCGATACATAATCATTTGCTGTATCTGCAAATATTAATTCATTCATTATCACATCAATCTTTTTACGATTGCTTTCCTTGCCCCCATAAGGATGGGCTACATAGATAAGCTTCTTGCTCATTAATTTAATCCCCTCGCAGCTCTATTAAATGGACTATCTTCATATGGTGTGATGTCATCCGCATCATCCATGTCTAAATCATCATCTTCACCAATGATCTCCGCATCACTAGTGTCAGTATTACTATTGGCTTGTTGTTCTTCATCAAATAGGTTAGCTTGCGCACGTTTTCCTTCAATGTATGCTTCAATTTCACCCAGAACTAAATTAATATCTTCCATTAAATCCTTATCAACATCTAGCCATTTAGTGCTAAATACACATACTTCGCTTTCTTTGTTGCGTAAATATCCCTTTACTTTAATTCCAGATACTTCATCTGGTAAGAAATCTTTACCACCATATCTAAATTCAATTCCGGATACAGATACCATGTTTTGAGCGAATTTAAATGCTCCAAACTTGGATAATAACAATGCTTTCATTGTGACATGTGCTTCCTTGAATTCTGGTCTTGGCTTTTCATACGATTTCAAAGAATGCTGCTCATCCATTTCTGCTACTTTTTTCGTATACGTAATATCAAATTTTCCGCTTTCCATTTTAAATTTTGTTATTGTATACCTCATTTTCTTTTCTCCTTTACTTTTCTAGCATCAATATATCCCTTACAATTTATGCATTTCTTAGCCATGATATATGGTACTTTTACTCTAATTCCTCTTTTATCCGGCACCGGCAGCATTAATTTATTAGGACATTTACATGTAGTCCTTACAAACAAGCCTTGATTACCTGTAAACTTTACTGCATGCTTACATGTTTTAGCTTTTAAAAACATATCCTTTGGTCTTGCCATTACCGCATCAACCTTTCTGCCCTTTCTAGGGCTTTATTTCGTTTCTTTTCCATTGGCAATATCTCTGCATTGCCCTTATCAAAAGGGTATTTGTTCATCATTATTGAAATTATCAAAGTTCGATGGTTCATTATGTCCACCATTTAATGCGGCCCCTACAAAACTTGCGACCACTTCTGTTACATATCGCTTTTCACCATTTTGAGTTTCATATGATCGTGTTTGAATTCTGCCTTGTACCAAACATTTATTTCCTTTTCGCAAAGTCCCTATTTCTTCTGCTAATGTTCCCCATGCTACACAATTGACGAATGCCGTTTGCTCCTTTGCTTCCTTTGTATTAGCATCAATATAGGTATTACTTGCAGCTATTGTAAATGTTGCTACTGCTCTACCAGTCTTTGTATATCTTACTTCTGGGTCTCTCGCTAGATTGCCCATTAAATTAACAGTGTTCATTTCTTCTCCTTTATACTATTTGTATAGATGCCATCTACTTCTTCTAATTCAGTAACTGATATTTCCCCATTTAGCCATGCAGCACATATAGCTACATCCATAAATGAATTTGTGTATATTCCATCATCTGTAGTATGTATCCCTACAGATATCCCAGCTTCTGTAAAATAGATATACTTTCCTGTATCATTCCATGCATTCATTGCATATGCGTTTATAATTGCTTCTCCAGTTGCTCTAGGAATAAATACAATCCCTCTATATTTGTTTTCCATTAATTATCCACCCTTTTATTCCATGCCTTTTCACAATCTAAGTACAATGGCCACTCTTCAAAATGAGTGACGGCTCCACATTTATCACATGCCACCATATGATGTTTTAACCCTACTTTTATCCCTGTCATAATCCTCATATGTTTATTCCCGCAAAACGGACAGGGCCTTAGTCGATTTTCTCTGTTCATATTCTCCCCTCCAATCAGGTAATCGAATTAGCCTATATGTTCTAAATGGAAATCCATAATTATTTACCCCTTCATAGACACTATCTTTATCTAAGTAATATCCATTAGGTACTTTAATATCCTTACGCCACTCTGTAGCCTTTAGTGTCTTTTTCTTTACTTTTGGCTTTTCAAGATTAGTACTAGATACCCATTTCTTTCTTACCTGTACATCATTATGATCAATGTCAGATTTTCGCTCTTTCATAAAGTACTTAGCCAACCCTATAGCATCTTCTGCTTCCCCTCTGTAGTACTCAATTTTTGTATAGCCATATTCCCATAACTGTTTTAGAATTTTAGTATTTAATCGAATGCCTTGATTAAGTAGCATATGAAAGTGTATTTTGCCTTGCCGTTCCATAATATAAATATATTTACAAGGCTCATTTTCTTTCTTAAATCTTGCTCTCAATCTTCTAATAA